TTCGAATTATTAAGGATTCAAAGAGGAAAAGCTAACTTAAATGTTAAGCACACTCTCTGGGTAGGATAGGCTTTGCGGACCCTACTTGCCTCGATGTAGTCTGTTGTGAAGTACCATGGATTTTTTGATATTTGAATGATCTTGAGGGATTTTTAAAAACAAGAGGAAAGGTGTAATTGTATGATTAGTTTGCATTTGTAATAATAGCTCGATATAACTCGCAAGAGAGTTATTTGTTACTTGTGTAATTAGATTGTATTTGTACTTTTGATGTTTTTAGCCATTGTAAATTTTGCTGTTTGCTTGTACATTTCGGTGTATAAGTACAGTTTAAGTCTGCGGACCGTGATATTGATCACAGGAGTCACTGGCACACGGCCAGTGGCAATGACCATAATTTAACGGCGTTCGTACCACTATAGTATTGTGAATACATAGTGTTGAGTTCTTAGGCTTAATCCGGGAGACACATGTGACAGTGTGCAGTACTTGGTTTCGTTATTTTGAACGTTACTAACTGGTAGAGACAGCGGTGACGGCAGTTGAGTTGAGGGTTACATGTTTACTGATGTAGCGACGATCAAACTTGAAGATTATTTAAGTCCTTTGCAATTTAGCATGTTTAGACATAAACTATGCTCTTTGACCTGATTTGTTTTAGGTAGCTGAGTAAAGTATGTTGTAGGAATGTGCGAAGATTTAAAATAGGTATAATGTATCAACACAAGTTTGAGCGACTGAAGGTACGTGATTTTATCATGTATAAAGACATTGTTTATGCCTTTTGGCAATAAAACTAGCCCGTTTGTCTCTTTAGGACACACCAGTTGGTTGAGAGTGTCATATCTCACCATAGGATGGAAAACCTTATAATTTCCAAAGCGGAAGGAGTGAAGAAGGATGTGATGTCGGTGGAAGCTAGAGAGAGCTTGAGGATGCGATATTCGGTTGAGTTCGATCCTCTTGCTAAGAATGCTGGATCGAATGAGAGATCTGTTTTATTATTCCAGCTTGTTGTGAAACACTGCGGAAAGGTGTGGCCAGAGCACAATCAAGTGTTTCAAATGATTGAATATTCATCTCGTTCTTATGAGTTGAAGGTTGAATCATCATGGAGTAGGTTGGCTTGGTTTTTGTATCAAGCACATGCTCCTTATGCTCAGCTTATTGTATTTGCTGAGCAAATTTGTCTCAGATTTTTGTATCTTGTTCTAAAAGCAAAAACTGATGTGACAAAAATTTTGGTTGTGTTGAGTGATCTTGGGAATAAGCACAAGGAGATGATTATTAGAATTAGTAAACCGGTTCTTGATGGTTGTCTCCAAGTGTTTTCGGATGATACAGAGATGGAATGTGATGTTCATGCTCAAGATGAACCACAAATGTTTAGATTGTCTGCTGTGCCAGCACCTGTTTTTGTTAACAAGGTTGTGACTGTGCCAGTAGTTAATCCGAATGCTTGGAAGTGTATTTGCCTGGATACACTTATGAAGAGAAAATGGAGTGGAAATTTTACTTCATTGCTTAATGAGTACACTTTGTGTAATGCAATGAAGTTTCCATTTATGCAGTACAATCAGAATCAACAGACAAAGAAATGGACTTGTGTTGCTAATCACAATGGAGTTCATTTTTCTTCTGCAATTTATTCATCGAAGATAGAGTGTTCACATGATGTTTCGTTGAAAGCTTTGAAATGGATTTTGGCTGCTCGACCACATTACAGTAAAATGTCATGTGATTCTTTTTCACAGAGTATGAGAAGATACGTTATTGAAGAGGTTGAGATGAGGACTGAGGCTCAAATGCTGGGTGGTCTCATTGGTGATAAACCAATGATTGAAATTAAGAAAACTCTTCATGCAGAACAGGAAGAGATTGGAAAGAAGTTCCAGCAAGAGTCAGACCGGATGAGGGCAACAGTTGAAGGAATTGTGTCGTTGGAGTCTACAAAGATTCATGATAAAATTGATGCAATCCGAAAAGAAGGATTGACTATCAACCATCGGGTTGATGGGATGAATGATCTTATTCATTCTATGCAAGCGTTTATGACTCTCATTAGAGAGAAAGCAGATGCTATGCTAGATATGAGTAAGTCGATTGTTGTGAAAGTTGTTCAGACTATTGTGGGAGCCCTCTGTGCTCTTGGAGCTTGGTATGAATGTGAACCAAATCAAACTCGTTTGAAGTGTATGATTGTTGCATCGTTTGTTGCAACTTCAGGGGCTGGCTCATTTGTGTTGAGTCAGTGTTCAGCCAAACTATTTGAGGCAATTCATTGGTTAGGCGACATTCATACCACCAAAGCTCAAGCTACTGAAGAGGAACAGCATACTGAGAATCTTTTTGTGGCGATGGTTGAGGTTGTCAAACATTTGTTTAGTAGGACAACCGCCATTGTCGGAAAATTGGATGATGTTAGAGTTGCTAGATTGAAGAGTAGGCTCTCTATTTTCAAAATGACTCGAGATGCATTTGCTTATTTCTTGAGCTTGTTCAAAGAGGCTGTGGATTGGCTTCATGAAAAGGTGTACGGAGTTCCATTTTTTGATAATCCCGCTGGGGTTGTTTGTAAAATGGTAACTAAGTACATTGAAGCTGCATCACCATTGTTGACAATTGATCTTGTTTCTGAATTGGAGAAGACACCGGAATTGGGCATGGAGCTCAAGATGCTTGAAGAACAAGGGAATGACCTGAGTAAGATGATTTCACAGGTTCCTGGAGTGCAAACATACATTCCAGGTTTTCAAGCTTGCACTTTGGAATCCGAAAGATGGTTTCCGAGATGAATGTGCACAATAGAATCAATGTTGGTAGACCTTTACCAGTTTGTGCTCTTTTTTATGGGCCAACTGGAGTTGGAAAATCAACCGCAGTGAAGATGATAATCAAAGCCATGCATGATGTAATGGATATTGATTATACAAATGCTTCTGTTTATCCAAGGGATATGTCGATGAATTTTTGGGATGGATATCACAATCAGAATGTTGTTTTTTATGATGACATTTGGCAATATTATGATAAAGACGCCATGACGTTGGCGGGATTGGAGATTATTCGTCTCATCAATTGTGCTTCGATGAGTATTCCCGTAACAGATGCAACTCAAAGAACTGGAGGTGTTTGGTTTAAAGGCTGGGGCGTTTTTGCTACGGCCAATGTTCCTGCACTCCCTGCGAAAGGAGAGCTTTCATTGCAAAGCATGGCTGCTCTTGCTCGTCGTTTTCAAAGGGTGTATTACACCACGACTAAAGCTGAGGAAGCTAATGCTGGAGCAAGAAGAGTTAAAACTGATGATCTTGATTATGAGCAATATGTTTTTTATCCATCAGTTTTTGACAAGAACAAAGAGCAGTTTGTGTATGACAAGACTCAAAGGATGACTTATGAACAAGTTACTGAAGAGTGTTTGATTCAATATGCTGATAACCAGAGCAAAAGTAATGCTGTTGATCGAACACTTGAGTCTAACCCAAAACATTTGAAGGAGGCTTCTGAACGCATGAAGCTGAGGCTTCAACAGAAAGGTTTTGTTGTTGGAGATGGAAAGATCTCAATCAAGCAAGTTGATGATGGTTATGATACAGCTGAAGATGAAACTCGCTTGAAAAGGAATGGAACCAAGGCTCAGATGATTTCTGCTGATATTGAGATGGAAACAAAGACAGCTTATGTATTTGATTCTACTAAGCCAGCTTTGGAACAGGTTGCTGCTGTTTTCACTGAAGAAGAAGACAAGAGCAACAAAGAGAAGAGGGAAAGGGTTGAGAAGTGGTTGAATAGACGCTTGTCCCCTTCTGAACAAAAGAAGATGTTGGAGGCATGGGAGCATATTCATGGTAAGGATGAGGTTGCTCCAGCTCCTGATGTCTTGGAGTCAGAGTTGAAGGAGATTTTCAAGAACCCCGATTGGAGAGCTAGGATTCTGATGATCCAGGATGCTTGCAGTCGACATCTCTCAAAATTGAAGGATCAGGTGAGGGCATTTGCCGCTTATCTTGTGAGTTTGAATTTGAGGGATTGTGCGATTAGAGCTGTTTTGACAACTCTTACAAGCTTGGCTCTGATCTCAGTGTTGAGTTTTGGATCCAAGCAAGTGTATAAGTATTGGAAAGGTGAAGAAGAGTATGTGGAGGAGTCAGATGATGAGGAATCTGAAGCTCAAACATACAATGGAAAGATGCATGGAAGCGACAGAGAAAGAAGGGGGGCGATAAAGCGACGAATTCCTCCAAGACCAAAAACTTCTCTTGTCAAAAAGTTTCCATTGAGAGATGGATTTGAGAGGTCACATGCCCAGATTATGATTGCACAGGAACAGATCGTTTCGAACGTTGTTTCTGGAAATTTAGGGATTTTAGCAATGCATGACAAGCAGAGGAGGCCTTTCGCGCATCATATTGTTCGATTAGATGACCACCATTATGTTACCGTTGCTCATGGAATTATCCATGTTTGGGATAGATCACAACCACTTTATTTGTGGTTGGGTGGAATGCATGTAGAGATGCACCCTGATGACATGGATATTTTGTCGGATGACAAAAGAGACCTTTGTTTAATTAGATGGAAGAAGAGATTGCCCACGAAATACAGTCATTTGATTAAGTTCTTCATGACTGAAGATGACATGGAGAAATCACTTGGTGAAGTTGTTTCTCTTGTCACTTTTTCCGCTGATCGAAAGTTTCTGGTGGAGAAAACCTTTCAGAGACCTGCTTACTATGGAGAGTTGGATTATGATCTCACAGTTGATGGTGTCAAAACTGTCATAAACTGTGTTAGTGTGATCCGTTCCTATGGTGTGGCACGAGGAGGGGATTGTTCAGGTGTTCTTGTTACTCACAATTCGCATTTTGGCAATAGATGCTTGATTGGACTTCATGTTGGATCAAGTAATTTTATGGCCACTTCTGCAGTTGTGACACAAGAGTATCTTCAGGGGTTGATTGGAGATCTGGCCTTAAAAATTGAGAAACCAACAGTGGCTCAGGTTGATGTTGTGATTTCTCCTATTACTGATGAGAATAAGGCCGAGTTGTCCTTTGACCCTAAGGACTTGAAGAGCAATGTTGAGATTCTTGGTATTGTTAAGCCTGCAATGCATTTACCAACTAAGAATCCAATACAGCTTTCACCAATGGCTGGAACCTTGGTTGAACCAACAGAGTTGCCTGCCCAACAAAAGTGGATGGTAAACCCTGATGGAGTGATTGTGAAGCCTGAGGAGAAAGGGTTTTACAAGGTGAACCGTGATGTTGTTGACAATTCAGATCATGGATTGTTGAGAGAGTGCATGGTTGCGATCATGGACTCAATGCCCGATTGGTTTGAAAACCGTGTTCTCACTGATGAGGAAACAGTTGGGGGCATTGAGGGAGCAACTTATTTGAAGAACATAGAGCCTGGAACTTCTTCAGGTTACCCAAGAAACACCGAACATAGGGCTCCAGGAAAGAAGGCTTACATAGAAACTGTTGAAACTAAACATGGAAGAAGATGGAGAATGAAAACAGATTTCTATGCTGAGTACCAGAGAATGGAGTATGAGCTTAAAAAAGGAAGAGAACTTGAATTGGCTCAGGTCATTTGGGGTGACAATAAGAAGGTTGAAAGATTGCCTGCACGAAAAGTGTTTGATAAAAGAACTAATTCGTGGATTGGAGACACACGATTGATGTCATCTGGAAACTTGCCCTTGGTCTTGATAGCAAGGAAGTATTTCGGAGCATTCATTGAGAACGTAATGTTGTCACATAATGAGTGGGGCTGTGCGCTTGGCATTGATCCACATTCCAAGGAATGGGGGATGCTTGCAGAGAGATTGAAGGTTTTCGGCAATAATAAGTTTTTGGCTGGAGATTTCAAGAAATTTGATGCCTCGATTGCGGCTATCATTTCAAAGATCGTGTGGGAAGGAATTGAAATGTGGTATTCAAATCATCCTGAATGGAAGAGAGATGATGCGACTGTTAGGGAGGAGTTAGAACATTACACTCATCAAGCAGTGCATCTTCTTGGAAATTTGCTTTACCGTGTTCAAGGAGGAAATCCCAGTGGCCAGGTTCTTACAACTGTTGAAAATTCATTAGCTGTGATGTTGCTCATGTTGTATTGTGCTGTCAAGTCAGCAAGGAAGGCAGAAAAGAATTGGTCTATTGCCCAGATTTGGAAGATGATGGTGATCACCTCCTTTGGTGATGATCATGTTGTTGCAGGATCAGAGGAGCTTTTTGAGTTCTTCAACATGGTCATCTTTGCTCAGATGGTGAAGGAGGAGTTCGGAATGGAGTACACAATGATTGACAAAGAAGCCAAAATTGTGCCATTTTTGAAATTTGAGGATGTAAGATATTTGGGGAGAGCATTTGTTGAAGTTGATGCTTGGACCTTTGGCCCTTTGGATAAGGAGATTATCTTTGATTCAATTAATTGGATGGATTTGACTAATCAAACAGTTACTGAATCTATGGATGCTACAGCTCAATCTTGTTTGATTGAAATGTTTGCCTGGGGTCCAGAACAATTCCTGGAGGTGAAAAAGAAAATAAATAAAAAGAGAAACTCGTTGAATCTTCCTGGCGTGACCTTAACCTGGAATGATGTGGCGAGAAGAGTGTTTGCGATGGAGAGTTTTGGAGAACTCGATCGCACTCAAGCTCAGATGGCTGGAGAGAGTGAGGTTTATGATCCGGCTCTCCAGGCTGTTGCAGTTGGTGAAGTTCAAATGATCACCAACAGATGGGGTTTGATTCCTAAAACAATAAAGAAGGAATATTTGTTTTTGAAAGGAATCTATGACAACAACGCCCCGTGGGAGATTAATTCCATTGAGGATGATCTTCTAAACAAGAAGTTGTTGCGAGAGTTTAATGGGATGGTTCACCGCTATTTGGCGGGATTGACTGCAGCTCAATGGATTGCTGCTTATGAGAAGGATGAAGAGCTCAAAATGATCCCTCATATTTTACATTATCTTATGTATAAAGGTTGCTTTTACAAAGATATTCATCCAACGTTCCTTCATGAGTTGGATGCTTGGTACAGTGCTGTGGAGTACGTATCATTTGCTGCACCTGTTATTGTTCTTAAACAGGGTGATAGCTTGGAGCTTGCAGGGGGAGATGGTTTGCCATCACCTTCAATACAAGGGAATGTGTTGTTCTGTAAAACACAGGATCTCAATATGAAGATTTTGGGTATGGACCCAGATCTTTGCGAAACCTTGTGCGAGTTCACCGAGTTACAATTGGAAGTGTACAAGCTTAGCTTGTTGCACCAAATTTCCATTGTGCTCGTTGCCGAGGGCAAAACTGAGGACGAAATCGTGTCCAAATTGCAGTTAAGCCCACGTTTGATTTTTCCAAAAGGCTTTCAAGCCTGTCAAACGGCTGTAGAAGAGATTCTGCAGTAGGTTGGACCTTCGCTTAGACCATGATAGGATTGGCGACACTGGAGAACGATAATCTGGTGGGCGATTGTAACAGAATCAATTATTTAAGAGTATGTTGATTGGGGATTCTGAAGATGGCGATGTGCTTTTGATAGGGGCTTTGGCCCCGTTAATTTAGACATATCAAAATTTTTAGGAACCCAACGACTGCGTTATTCTTTTTATTGATCATATTATTTAC